GCTATCAATACAACAAACTGAAATTGGAGAGTTTGTTAAATGATTGAATGTCAAATCTGCAAAAGACAATTGGGCACCTTGGTAGGTAAGCACCTCAAAAGCCATGGTTTATCAAGTCATGAGTATCAAGAAAAATTTCCTGGGCATCTTGTTAGTGCAATGAAGCCATGGACAGAGGAGTTGCGTGCCAAACAAAAACAAGTGCGGACTGGCAGAAAACACAGCGAAGAAACCAAACAAAAAATTGGTGCTGGTAACAAGGGTAAAATTATGCCTAGAGAAGCTGTGGAGCGGCAAAAAGAAAGTTACCAGAAATTTTTAGAGAGTAATGGTGGCAGTCCTCAAAAAGGCTACAAACGTAGTGACGAATTCAAAAAGAGAATGAGTCACATAGCACAAACTAGAGATCCTGCACTAGTGCAACAAAAGGTTGAACAGATGTGGGCTGCACGGCGCGGCAGCAAGGCTACTGATGAACAAAGGGAAAATTACAGTCGGGGTAGACTGAAGTTTATGGCGGAAAATCCAGACAAGCTTGGAATGAAATTATTCAATACTAAACCAGAGCTACAGTTTGAACAAATCCTTATTGAATCAGGACTGATATATCGTAAATTTGTACGTGTCGGATTGTTTCTTTATGACTTCGTAATAAATGAAACAATATTAGTTGAAATAGATGGACCATATCATTACAACAAGAATTTATATGGTAAGAAAGATGATGCAGAATCTATTAAACTTGAAGGGCTCGCTAAGACTCAAGCACGAGATGCACGCAAGACTGCAAACGCTATTGCGCAAGGGTACCAAATATTCCGCATCAAAGTTCCTGGTGCATTGGCTGATGATTGGAGAGAGCAATTGTTACTGCAAGGTTGCACATTGTTTTAAGATAAAACCCCGGGATCTCTCCCGGGGTTTTATTTTGTCGTTTTCCACCATTAGCTTCAAAAAAAGCTAATGATATCAATAACTTAAAGAAATTTCAAATTCGCAGTATTTATGGCGATGCCAGCCAAGTAGTCAGCAGCATTACCAAGTGAACTTGCTACGTTGCTGAGTTCCAAGTAACCATATCGTGACATGAAAGATACCACTGGTTCGAAGGTGTTGGGATCAATCACAACACCACTGCTTGTCAGTGGCACATATGGGCAATAATACGCAGCCGCATCAATTTCGCCAGGACCCTTGTAACCAACTAGCACAGGGGTATCATCAGCAGCATATTGGTCCACATACACGCGAACTGAGTTGTTCAAAACGCCAACGAACTTGGTGTTGGTTGGAGCTTCGAATGTGCCTTCAGTTGTGCGAGCGAAAGCGGAAGTTGTTGCGCTTTGCAGGATTGTCAGTGCTGTGGGGGAAACCACAACCCAGTTACCAGCACCACGACGTGTGCGAGCAGCAATCAAGTTTGCACCACGGTTGATCAAGACAGCAAGAGCAGCATGCTCGTCACCAACGAATGTGGCAGTGCCGGAGACAGCGCCTTGGTCGTATGTGAGAGTGATGCCAGCTAGGTTGCGCAGGCTGTTTAAGATCTCTTGGTCAATTTCAGCTGTGATTTCTTGAGCTAGAGCAGCCATAATCTCAGCTTCGATGTCAATGCCTTGTTGGGCTTGTGCATCTTGTGCAGCCTCGAAAGTCCAGCGAGCGCTGAGCTTGCGGGTCTTGGCTTCCACAGTCTCTTTCAAGATCTGGATGTTTAGTCTCTTGCCAGCTGTGCCTTCAAGTGTTGCAGCAGCAGCACCGCGAGGGTTGTTCACATCGCCATTACCGCTGTAAAAGCGAGCAATGTCAAATGGGCTGAGAGCTTCAGTACCAGCAATCACGCCACCAGCTACTGCTGGATTGGGGTATGTGTCGGCATAACGCACACGCAGGGTGTGGATTTGCCCAACGGGACCTGTCATTGGTTGCACGCCGATGATCTCGTTAGCGATAACAGTTGGCATCACTCGACGGATAACGGGCAGGATAACCTTGTTTAGGGTAGCAACGTTGCCTTGGCTTGTTGAACCAGGTGTTGCGTTTTCAAACAAGATGCCTGCTTTGCTGCTTAGGTCACGCTTGGTATTCTCAAGAACCACTTCCATAACTTTCTTGCGATTGCCGGTGAGGCCTTCGCAAAGAGCGTCTCTGGTGAGATTCCAGTTGGCTTCAAAAAGGTTGCCTTTCATAGTCATTTTCTCCTTATTGTGCTTTGGCGACACCGGCCAAATACAAGATATTTTGAAGATCGCGATCTTCAGTTGGGTTTTGTTGTGTTTCCACGAGACTTACGCGGTCTCCGGAATGTGCCACAGCTCTGCTGGGTTTTGCTTGCACAGCCTTTGGTGCGGCTGGTGCATTTTGGTTCAACACTGCGGGCAAGTATCTGTGATAGCTTTCTTTGAGGTGTGTGGTTTTCACATCTTCCAATAGGCTTTCCATGATCTTTTTCTTGTCTCTGGCCAAGGGGTTCAACAGCTCATTGAGCACTTGGGCTCTTTGAAGCTGAGCTTGTGCTGCACGGCTTTGTGCACGAACGCTTTCCAAGAGATTTTCTTTCTCATGAATTGCCTTTTGTGCCTCAGCTAGTGCTGCTTGTTGCGTCTTGAGTTGATCACTGAGCTTTTTGACTTGAGTACCTTCTGCAAGGTAGCTGGTCATAAATTCAGCGGCCACAGCTTCGAATATTTTACGACCAAAATTGTTCTCACGAGCAATTTTGATATCGTCTCTCCATTGCACCAACTCGCGCTTGATGACCTCGTTCAAGGTTTTATCAACCACAGTGGTTGCTCTGTTGACAAATGAGCGTTGGGTTTCATCCAGCTTGCGCTTTGCTTCGCTTGCCAGTTTGACTCGTTGCTCTACCAGAGCCTTTTTGTCAGATTGAAATTCGGAAATTTCTTCTGACAATTGCTGAAGAACAAAGTTCTCCAGTTTGCCAATTTTAGCTTCGAGGGCTGCTTGAGCGTTTTTCTTACTCTCCAGCAGTTCGGTAGCCATAGATTTGCGTTGAACGGCCAACTGTTTTCTGTCGGCTTTGAACTCAGTAATTTCCTTGCGGATTTCACCTTGCATAAACTGTTCCATCATTTTCACATGTTGGGCCAGCTTTTTGTTGTAAGTGGATTTTGCCTCACTAACAGCCTGGGTGAGCTGCACCTTTTTGGCTGCTACTGCTTGCTTGTCTTGAGAGAACTCACTGAGTTCTTTTCTCACAACATCGTTCAACATCTTGTCCATGGCTTCCACAAGCAATCCGCGCTCGTGCTCGAAGCGATGAGCATAACTTTCTTGGAGCTTTGTCTCAGCTTCTTTGAGCTTGTTTGTGAATGCTTCCTGAAGGGCAGTTTTGGCTTCGGGGCCAAGCACTTCGTTCTCCAGGAGCTCTTGTAGTTGTTTTTCCATAGGACTGGCGTCTCCTTGTTAAATCTTCAACTCGTTAACCCAGCGGAGCAGGGTCTTGGTGAGATGCTTTTGAGCCTTCTCATCATGACGCACGCTTTCTGCCAAGTCTCTGATGTTGCTGCCGAGCCTTCTGTGATACATAGCCTCATATACAGGCACAGGATATGCACTTGGGGCTGAAGGTTTGGCCACTATGTCGACTGTTAACATTTCAAAATCTGAAACGTTCCCATAGGGATCGACATTGCCTGAGCCACGTGATGAAACGCCAAGTTTTACACCACTCTCAAGCAAGGTTTTTGCAATTTGACCGCAAGGTGTTGGTAATACTTTCAACTTACCAAGGCCATTGGGACCGTCTATCCACATTTTTTGAATGCTGTGGCTTACGCGATCTAGATGAATTTGAAGCTCTTGTGGATGATCCAGTTCACCAGGTACCCCATTGTCTTTGGATATGCTTGAATTTACTAGCTCTACGGCTTTGCGAATCTCGTCTACAGGATAGACTCTTCCGTTATGATTTTTGATTCCGCCTTGAATGAAGATTCCTTCCATGAAGAGGTTTTTATGACCACCTTCTATGGCTTCGGTAACAACCTTCATTTGTGCATCATCAAAATGCAAGTGTTCTTGCAGAATTGAGACCATTTTTGTTTCCTGTTTAGTTTCGTAGTAACAATATTTAACAACACTATCTGAAACAGCTGGATTTCCAGTAAGAAACCAGTGTTTTTTCAAAGAACTATGCTGTAACCTTTTGAGTTACAGCATAATTTCTTGTTGATAAATTACTTCTTTGGTGTTGTGCCGGTGCTGCCCAGTGGGCTGCGAACGTTGGCTGCGCCAAAACCTTCTGAACGATCTTTGTTCAACATGGCCTTTGTGCTGCCTTCCTTGCTGACATGAGTCATGTCTTCACTAGCCTTCTTGCGACGGTTGGACAAGTTCATACTGGCACTTGTGGGGGCAGATTGAAGATGATATCCATCAGCCTTTGATCCCTTGCCTGTCACAACTGGCTTGGCACCTGGAACAGGGCTTTGAACGCCTTTGGGCACTGGGCTATGCTTGCTTACATCACTACGAGAAAACTTTCCTGAGCCAACTTCGCCAACTTTCTTGAGATCAACATGAACTGTATCGAGGGCAATGGCTTCATCAAGATCATCATAGTCTTCATCAAGGTCGCCTGACCCAGGGCTACCGCCAAGCTGGTCAATCACATAATCCCAGCACTTTTCTTCTGTGCCTGAGAACAAGCTGTCGGGTTCGTCATCGTCGCCATCATCTACGTAAACCTCGCATTCACCACCTTGTGCACCGCTGATGTTAAACCGATCAATTTCATATTCCACACTTCCGTATCCGCCAGCAGACTGGATGCGATAAGGCATGCCTTCAATAGTAATTTTGTCGTTAGTGGCAGAGAACTTGTAACGTGTGCCTTTTGGAGTCTGTCCGCTGTCGCCATAAGATTCATCAAGGTCGTCAGTTTTGTCCATCCAGCCTTCGTCTACTGTTTCTTCGTCACTATCTGCATCACCATGTTCACCATGTAGTTCGGCTTTCATAGCTTCAAATTCAGCAGTCAATTCTTCAATTGCTTGCTCAATGTCTTTTAGACGCTCGCCTTCAGCTTCCTCGTCGTGGGCCATGTCTGCATCCATTTCAGCTTCATCAGCATCCATGTCGTCTTCAGCGTCCATGTCGTCTTCATCGTCCATGTCCATGTCATCGTCTTCCACGTCAACATCAACATCGTCAGCATCTTCATCATCGCCAGCACTTACTGTTAGATCTTCAACCGCGTCATCGAGGTCAACATCTTCCATTGTGCCGTCGCCATTATGCATTTCACTCTCAATTTGTTCTTTGTGAGCTCTAATGTCGTGTCCGAGGTCTTCGCCCTCGTCCCCGCCCATTTCATGCTCTTCGTCACTTAGCATTTCCTCGTGAATTGCACGGGCCTTCTCAATGAAGATTTGGTGCAACAGGTCACGAGCCTTGTCTTCTTGCTCGTTGATAAGGTAATCCATTACCTTCAACAGCTTGCTATTAGCCATAGTTTGTCTCCTTTGGTAAAGTTGATAGACTCTGTGTTTATTTAGAAGGAGTTGAAGAATAACTTGGATTTATATGGAAAATAAGGCAATTTTAGACTACATGCCTGGCATTCCGCCGCCTTCAGCAGAGGGAGCGCCATACAACAGGCCCAAAAGATCTCTGCGCACAAGATTTTCCAATTTCTTGGCACTACGCATTCTTTTCATTTGATTTAAATGTGCGATTGTAATCTTGGGTCGACGCGGGTCATACTGATTTTGCATAGTATAATGATCTTGGTCTGGGCTGTAATAGCCAGCACTATCTAAATCCATTGCTCTCATAAATCTATTTATTGCAGAGAAACAAAGGCCCTTGTATAGTTCAAATCAAAGGGAGCAACAGAGTGTCAATTTATCAATTTTTACCAAGTCCCAGCTTTGGCGCTGGTGAGGCAAACGTGGCAACCTGGAAAGATGGATTTTCAGGAGATGATATAAAAAAGATAATTCAACTAGGGCAGGCTAGACAGCCAGGAAAAGCGGTAATTGGTGGATTTGATCCCGCTCAAAATTATGAACAAATACGCAAAAGCAAAACCAGTTGGATTGAAGCCAGTCCTGACACCGACTGGATTTATCAACGCTTGGGTAATATTGTTCGTAATTTAAATGGCCAGCATTTTCGCTTTGATTTGTGGGGATTTGGTGAACACCTGCAATACACTGAATACTACGGGGATGATGAGGGTCACTACACCTGGCATATTGACAGTGGCATCACTTCCACAAACCACGGTCCTCGAAAACTCAGTGTAGTTTTACAATTGAGCGATCCCTGTGAGTATGAAGGTGGAAATCTACAAGTTAAGTTGGGCGCTGATCCACAAACCATTAGCAAGGATCTAGGCCTTGTAGCCGTTTTTCCCAGCTTTGTGCTGCATAGGGTTACCCCAGTTACAAATGGTTTGCGCCGTACTTTGGTGGCTTGGTTAACTGGTCCAGCACTGCGTTAAGGACCTACAGCAATATATTCTATAAGAACTGCACCTGGTTGTCCACCTGATGCTGATGTATCGTCTCGGCCCACGCCCCCGTAACCAAACCTAAGGCCTAAGTCAGCATTCAAGTAAACCAGCGGGCCTATGCTGGTGGCA